AACGGCATATTGACAACTGAATTAGAATAGTATAAGATATAGTTATGACAAAAATGAGAGACAAAACCGTCTTGCCTCAACTAGTTGGTGTAAACAAAGACGGCAAAGATATTAACGGCGAAGTATTATATCCTTTTGGTCCACCTGTTTATAGAACAGAAATAGACGATAACATTTTACAGATGTTAATTGATGAAGGTAAAAGAATACGAGAGCAAAATCACAAAGAACAAGACCATAGAAATCATTTAGCAGGTCATATGGGTGCTTCAAAAGATAGCACTTCTGTAAGATTTGATAAAGGAGAAATTCGTAATCGTGCTGATATGGCGATTGTTCAAAAGGTATTTGAGTTCTTTGATATACTTGCAGCTAACTATGGTCAAGGTTGGCCTAATATTCATAAGACACTATCTCCAGATAATAAACCTAATGTGTTAAGATTAGACCAGTTATGGATTAACTTTCAACACAAATACGATTTTAATCCACCACACGACCATAGTGGTGTTTTTAGTTTTGTAATGTTTGGTGATATAGACGAAAAGATATTTACTGAAAATGTACCACCTACTAATGCAAATGTATCAGGTAAATTATGTTTTACATATGGCGAACAAATTACAAAATTACAAGCAAATAGTTTTACGGTAGAACCTTATAGAGGTTTGATGTGTGTTTTTCCTGCTTCACTTCAACACTATGTAGCACCTTTCTATACTGACTATGAAAGAATAAGTATTAGTGGTAACTACATACTAGAAAGTCCAGGTCAAAATGTTAAACCTTTGACAAGAGAACAATCACAAAAATTAAATTTAGTATAATGGATACAGAAATAATAGAAAAGATAAAATTTGTTTTAAAAGATAAAGTAGCACCATCAGTTGCAGCTCACGGTGGTAAAATTGAATTTAAATCTTTTGAAGACGGCAAATTAAAACTAATGATGGCAGGTAGTTGCGCTGGTTGTGCTATGTCTCAACTTACTTTAAAACAAGGAGTTGAAAGTATGATGAAACATTATGTACCAGAGGTCACTCATATAGAAAGTGAAGATGACCCAACAGCAAAGGAACAAGGTTATACACCTTGGGCATAATAAATGCAATCACAAAGAAAAAGAAGTTTACTAAAGACCTTAACTTGGCGTATATTAGCAACTAGTGATACATTTCTAATTTCTTATTTAATTACAGGCAGATTTGATTTTGCAGGTGCAATCGCAGGTATAGAAGTAATAACAAAAATGTTTCTATACTATATGCACGAAAGAGGTTGGGATAAAGTTAAGTTTGGTCGTAGTGTTAATGAACAACACACGCACATATTTCCTGATTTCAACGAAGTAAAAGTTGAAAAACAGGAAAGATGGATGAATATTAAACCTAAAAAATAATTAAGACGCTAACTTCATTAAAGAATAAGGCACGGTCCACTTACCACTACCATCTTCCATAACAACAGCTTTCTTCGGGTTACATTTAACAATAACACCTCTATGTTGTTTACCATTAGGTCTGCCAAATATTACTTTAGCACCAACAGCAAATTTGTTAATGTCTTCAGCTTTTGCTTTTGCAAGACAAGCCTCAACAATGTATAAGTGTTCTTTATGACTAGGTTCTCTAATCCATTCCAACACTTTATTTAAATCATTAAATTTCACTTCTGACATAATATACTCCTTTTAGTTAAGATATAAAGGTCCTGTCCATTGGATCATATAGTTTCCAGATAGAACATTTCCTCTAGGTTGATTTAATGCAGGTGCATTGTAACCAGCAGGTTTCAATATATCACCTTTTTTAAAATGTTTAAAGTCTTCTTTTACGATAAATGCAAATACACCATTTTCTCTTACAACTTTAATGTATTTCTTTCCTTGAGAAACTTTAATTAAAGAATCCCATTTATCAACTTGTTCTTTTGAATAACCAGTAAGTTCTTTTCTACCATCAGAAGTAGAACACCTTACATAGTCTTGTTTAGCACCTTCCATTAGGTTCTTAACACCTTCTTCTAGTGTTTTAGCAGTTTGATTTACTTTTATCATAGTGTTTATTCTCCCTATTTGTTGTTCTCAATGTCTTTTGCTTGAAAATAAAAAGTTGCAATCGCTGAAACTATCGTAATTGCGAACATTACGAAAAACATTGTCCAGTTTTCTTGTCCTAAACAATGACCACCGCAATCTTCTATTGCACCTACAGCCATTATTGCACTTAATATAGTGATTATTGAAAAAAATGATGTCATTTTTTGTCCTTTCATAGTGTTTGTTAACATATACATACTAATATACCATAGTTAACGAAAGGTGTCAAGCAAAAAATGAGCATTTTTTCAAAAAAATACATAATTTTTGCGTTTTTTGTACTATTTTTGTTCTCTGGATGTTCTTTTAAGTTCACAGATTGCAAAATTTTCCCAAATATTGAAGATAATCCCATTGACAATAAGTTTCAAAGAGAAAGTATTAAAAAAACTTTAAAACACGGCGGTGTTTACACGCAATTTAAATGTAATTTTTAAAAAAGACCATAAATATAGAAAAAGAATGGGAGGTTTATGGCAAGAAAAGGAATTTTTGGCGTAAGTTTATATACTAAAGGAAAACCAAAGAAGACAAGTCAAGGAAAACGAAAAAGAATGGTTAAATTTAGTTCAATGAACAAGTCTAAAAAGAGAAGTTGGAAGGCTTATAGAGGACAGGGTTAATGGAAGGCGAATTTAAGATTAAAGTAGGTAGAAGTATCTACACTTACACTAATTTTGACGATATACCGAAAGAGATTGGTGCTGTTATTTCATTTAATCCTAAATATCCAGAAGAACCTCATACAGAAGAAGAACATAAGTTAATAGAAACCTTTAACGACAAATTACAGGAGCTAATGAAACGGGAATGCCGTCGGTTACGAGAATAGGAGACAAAGATGTTACCCATTGTAGTACACCTGCAAGAGCAGAAGGTTCGCCTAATGTGTTTTGCAATGGTATTGCAATAAGTAGACAAGGTGATAATAATACTTCACACTTGTTACCACCTGTTCCTTGCCCTGCACACTCAGCACCTATAGCAACTGGTAGTACTACGGTATTTGTAAATGGTAAAGGTTGTGGTCGTGTAGGTGACGCAATATCGGGTTGTACAAGTGTTGCTGAAGGTTCGCCTAATGTGTTTGCTGGTTAGTGTATAAATATTAGTGTTATGGCAAACTATGATAGTAAATCTTCAACTAGTAAAGACAGGGTAACCAGGATATATTCTGATTTAGACCTTGATTTTATGCGTAATCATACGACAAGCGATTTAACAAAGTTAGAAGATGTTGAGGCTGTAAAAAGAAGTGTTAAAAATTTAATACAAACAAATCATTATGAGAGACCTTTTCATCCTGAAATAGGTAGTGATGTAAGAGCATTGTTATTTGAAAATATGACACCTCTTACTGCATTAAATTTAGAAAGAAAAGTACAAGAGGTTTTACAAAACTTTGAACCTAGAGCAAAGATAAGTTCAGTTATAGCAGAACCTATTGAAGATAGAAATGCTTATCATTTACAAATTTCTTTCTATGTTGTAGGTATACAGACACCAGTTGTCGTAGAAACATTTTTACAAAGGTTAAGATAAAATGGCATATGTAGATATTTCAGGAAGTAATAATATATGGCAGTATGATAATTCTGCTACTATATCAAACACATATCCTAAATCAGCAGATGGCGCTAATTCAGTAATATCAGGTGGTATTAGAACATATACAAAACCTGGTACAAGCGATACGGTACAAGTTTATATTAGATGTAGAAAAAAAGGTGAAACAAAAGAGCGTGGTGAGTTATCAAAAACTTACTATGACGCACAATAGGAATAAAAAATGGCAAGCACAAAATTAGACATATCAGAATTAGACTTTGACGCAATTAAAGTAAATCTAAAAAACTTTTTATCTAAACAGGCAGAATTTTCAGACTATAACTTTGAAGGTTCAGGTTTTGCAATTCTAATTGATTTACTAGCATACAATACACACTATCTTGGTTTCAATGCTAATATGTTAGCAAATGAAATGTATCTGGACTCAGCAGATATAAGAGCAAATGTAGTTTCACTTGCTAAGATGTTAGGTTATACTCCTTCTTCTGCAAAATCACCAGTTGCTTCAGTTGACATTGTTGTTAATGACGCAACAGGAACAACTTTAAGTATGGACAAAGGACAAACATTTACAACTTCTGTAAATGGTACTACTTACAATTATATTACAAATGAAGATTTAACTATTTCACCTGTTGATGGTGTGTTTAAGTTTTCAAATGTTTCTTTATACGAAGGTACACAAACAACATTTAGATATACGGTTGACGAACAAGACCCAGACCAAAAATTTATTATACCTAGTGCTAATGCTGACACTTCTACATTAAAAGTAAAAATACAAACAAGTTTACAAGATACTAGTTCAACAACATATTCACAGGTAACAGGTTTAACAAAATTATCTTCTGAAAGTAATATCTATTTTTTAAATGAAACAGATACAGGTAAATTTGAAGTAACCTTTGGTGATGGTATATTAGGTAGAAAACCACAACAAGGTAATATTGTAATATTAGAATATATTGTATCTAATAAATCTTTATCAAATGGTGCAAGTACTTTTGTACCTGCAGGTTCTATCGGAGGTTTCTCAAACATTACGGTTACAGCAAATAGTGTATCGCAAGGTGGTAGTGAACCTGAAAGTAAAGAGAGTATTCGTTTTAATGCGCCTTTACAATATACAGCGCAAGATAGAGCAGTAACCACTTCTGATTATGAAACAAAAGTTTTATCTGTTTATCCTAATGCACAATCAGTTAGCGCTTGGGGAGGTGAAGATGACGAAACACCTATCTATGGTGTTGTCAAAATTGCAATCAAAGCTGCTAGTGGTTCTACATTAACAACACAAACAAAACAAGATATTATATCTAAACTAAAAGAATATAATGTTGGTTCGGTTACACCTCAAATTGTAGACCCAGAGGTAACTTCTATTCTTTTAACAACAAATGCTAAGTATGACGCTGCTTCTACTACAAAAGATAGTGAAACATTAAAATCAGATGTTATCTCAGCATTAACAACATATAATTCAAACACACTACAAAAATTTGATAGTGTATTCAGATATTCAAAAGTAGTTAAAGCAATTGATGATAGCGATACTAGTATATTATCAAATATAACTACATTAAAAATTAGAAAGTCTTTTACACCTACATTAAATAGTTCTTTAAAATATAATGTTTACTTTAGAAACGCACTTTATAATCCTCATACAGGACATAACTCTACTATGGGTGGTATATTATCATCAACAGGATTTAAAGTTAATGGTTCTAACTTTGAACATTTTTTAGATGATGATGGTAATGGTGTTGTAAGAGCATATTATTTGTCAGGCGCAACTAGAGTTTATACAAACTCAACGCAAGGCACTATTGATTATTCAACAGGTGCCATTACAATTAATTCATTACAAATAACAAGTATATCAAATATTAGAGGGAGTGCTTCAAGTGTAATAGAGTTAACCGTTCAACCATCTTCAAATGACATTGTTCCAGTTAGAGACCAAATACTAGAAATAGATATTGCAAACTCAACTATTAATGTTGTCAAAGATACTTTTGTAGGTGGTGCTTCAGACGCTGGAGTTGGTTACAATACTACATCCGCATATTAATAAATGGCAAAGTTCAGTAAGAAAATTACTAACTTATTAGGTAGTCAGGTACCTGAATTTGTACTTGAACAACATCCTAAATTTGTAGAATTTGTAAGAACATATTTTACATTTATGGAAAGTGCTGAGTTAACTATTCTTAACTCTCAAAGCACAGAAGGTATATTACTTGAAACAGAAACAGGTCAAACTAATAATCTAATTTTAAACGCAAGTCGTTTAGGTTCAGAAGCAACTCAAATAGACGCTGGTGGTAAAATACTACAAGAGACTTCTTCTTTTGGTGCGTTTACTCAAAATGAAATAATCAAAGGTTCAACTTCAAAAGCAGAAGCAGTTATACTTGCTGAAGATAATAATAATAACGGCAAGTTTATTATAACAACGCAAGATAAATTTATTGAAGGTGAAACTATTATAGGACAATCTTCTAATGCGTCAGGTGTTATTGGTTCTTATAGACCTAATCCAGTTCAAAACATACAAGACTTATTAAACTTTAGAGACCCAGACAAAGTTATTCAGCATTTCTTAAATCAATTTAGAAATGAGTTTATGAAAACTATACCTGAAGACTTACACGAAGATATTAATAAAAGAAACTTAATTAAAAATATTAAATCACTTTATAGAACAAAAGGTACTGCAAAAGGACACGAAATATTTTTTAGATTATTGTTTGGTTTAAAATCAGAAACATTTTATCCTAGAGAACAAATGTTAAGAGTATCAGATGGAGAGTTTACATTTAATAGAGTATTAAGATGTATTAATCCTGTAGGTAATACTGGTCAATTAATTGGTAGACAAATTACAGGTACAACTTCTGGTGCAACTGCAATTGTAGAAAACATATCTCGTTTTCAAATAGGTGCAACTTTAGTTTCTGAATTTTTATTAAACGAAGAAAGTATTACAGGTACTTTTTCTGTTGGTGAAGTTGTACAAGGTACTGCTACAGATACAGATGACTTGTTTATTAAATCAACTATAACAGGTATACCTGGAACATTTACAATTACAAATGATGGTGCATTGTATCAGAATAACGATAATATTAAATTAATTGGTGGTGGCGGAGGTTCTATTTGTCAGGTTGAAAATATAGGTCAAGGTTCAATTAGTGAATTTTATATAAACGCTGCTGGTAACAATTATCAAATAGGTGACAAACTTGTTTTTGATAATCAAAATACAGATGGCGCTGGTGCAATAGCAGAAGTTGCTGTTGTTAATGGTGCAATTGCAGGAGAAACAGGAAGTGGTTATGACCATATTGTTTACGAAACTGCAACAAGTAAAAATGATATTAACCCAGGCGATAAAATAGTTTTAGAAGAAGGTATTGGAGATATTACTGATATAAGATTAATTAATGGTGGTTCTGGTTATAGTACAACACCTACGGTAACGGTTACAAGTTCAACTGGTGTAAACGCTGAAATATTTGCTTATGGAAATGAAATAGGAAATTTATTAGGTATTAAAGTTATTGAAGCAGGTTCTGGACACGAACAAAGTCCTTCACCACCTACCGTTGCAATTCCTCAATCAATTATAGTTTTACAAGCAACTGGTAATTATGCGACAGACGAAACGGTTACTGGTGGTACTTCTAATAATACAGGTGTTGTTGTAAGTTGGGATAGTAATAGAGGTATATTAAGATTAAAAGATGTAAGTGGTCCATTTACAGGACACGAAGTTTTAACTGGTGCATTATCAGGTACAACTGGTTTAATGGCAAAAACAGATTTAGCAACTTCAACGGTTGATGTTGTTGCCGTTTCTGCGTCTGAAGGTAAATATGTATCAGAAGACGGACACTTATCAGAAACAACAATGAAGATACAAGATAGTTTATACTATCAGGATTTTTCTTATGTTATTAAAGTAGGTCGTACTATTGATGAATGGAGAGACGCATTTAAAAAGACAATGCACCCTGCTGGTTTTTATTTTACAGGACAAGTTAATATTGAAAGTAGATTAAATGTTAAAAATCGTATGCCTGTTATTGGTAGAGTTTCAGGTATATCTGCAAGTCCATTTATCGCTATCTTAAACACATTATTTGCTACGGTGTTTGGTAGAAGATTAGGAACAGAAGACGATGGTACTACATTGAGAGCAAATGCACAATTAGGTGTTGCTGATGGTTCACAAGCAGGTGTAGGTGGTTCGCCTTTTGCTAGTAATACTAGAGACTTGACTTTAAAAAGAACAAACATAGCATTTAGTTTTCAGTTTAAACCATTTTACAACTTTAGAACATTTAATACAAACTTTGGTTCTGTATATGCAGGACCTAGATTAAGAAGTTTTGACAAGTACTTTCAAAGGTCAATGTCTGCTTCAAGTATGGTATGGGGTAGAGTAGCAGAATTGAGAGCGATAGGTACGAACACTAACGCTGATGGTTCATTATTACAATATGGCGATTTATCAACAATTGCGAAGACATTTATTACATATCCTGCTGAGGTATTAGTGCCTCAAGGTAGATTTAGTAATACGCAAAAGAAATTTAGTAGTGGTACAGCAACTTTTGATAGTACCGTTTAAAATCGGTTATAAATATTAGGACAGGAAGAAAAATATGGCAAAACAAAGTATAGGATTAGGAAGTTCTCCCAATGACGGAACAGGTGATAACCTGCGTGTCGGCGGTGATAAAGTCAATGACAACTTCAACGAAATTTACACAGCACTAGGAAACGGTACTGATTTACAGATAACAACTTCTGGTGCTTCATCAAACCAAGTATTACAATGGAACACTTCTAATAATAGATTTGAACCAACTGCTTCTGCAGCTGCAGGAGATATATCAGTAGATACAACTCCACAACTTGGTGGTGATTTAGATGTTAACGGAAATAAAATAGTATCCGTAGCAAACGGCAATATTGAAATTCTTCCTAATGGTTCTGGTAAAGTAAAACTAGACCAATTATTCTTTCCTGATACGGTAGGTACTTCAACTTATGTACTTGCAACTGATGGCGCAAGTCAGATGTATTGGAAACAAGTGGGAAGTACAATTACTCTTTCTGCTGATAGTGGAACACCTGATACATATACCGTAGGAAATACTTTATTGTTTTCTGGAACAGGTGGAATAACTTCAACGGTTTTAGATGATACTATTAGATATACTATTGATAATACGGTTGTTGCTACTCTTTCAGATAATCAAACTTTTAATAATAAAACTTATAACGACCCAATCATTACAGGTAATGGTACAGGTGCTGGTAATTTAAAACTTACAGGTAATAGTTATATAAGACAAGGTGGTGGCGCATTATCAGGTTTCTCTAGTGCTACACAATTTGATGGTGCCTTTGCTGTTGATACAAACGCATACAAAGCTTATTATGCTGCCAATGGACAATGGAATGAAATGCTATCAGGTACTTCATCTATTGACGCATTATCAGATGTAGATACTACAACTCAAGCACCTTCAAGTGGTCAAGCACTTGTATGGAATGCTGGTGCTTCTGCATTTAGACCAACAACAATTTTAAACAATGTATCAGATGATACTTCACCTACTTTAGGTGGTAACCTAGCAACTGGTTCTAATAATATAACAGGTTCAGGTAATATAGATTTACAAGGTGGTGGTAGTAAACTTAAATTTAATTTTGCAAACTCATCATCATTTCCTAATTCAACAACTTATTCAGGTGCTATTGCAATGGCAGAAAACACTAACAATTTGTTTTTTGCAACTGCTTCAGGTTGGATTACTTTATTAACAGAAAACGATAGTATCAATGTTTTATCAGATGTTGATACAACAACTAGTGCTCCGTCTTATGGACAAGTATTAGTTTATGAAAATGTAGGAGGTACTGGTCGTTGGAGACCTAATGATTATACTCCTGCTGATAGAATATCGGCTCAATTTACCATAACGGCAAATGGGTCAACTGATTATGTATTTAATGGTGACGGATTTATAGGTAATGGTGGAGTTGCAAATCCACAAAACGATCCAGTTCTTTATTTAAAGAAAGGTCACACTTACAAGTTCGTTATGAACCAAGGTAGTTCTCACCCATTCCATATTAGAGTTTCTAGTGGTGGTTCAGACTATAACTTTGGGGTTACTAATAACGGTGCTAGTTCAGGCAACTTAATTTTTAATGTTCCTATGAACGCACCATCAACATTATATTACCAATGCTTCAATCATAGCGGTATGGGTAATGTTATAAATATAAGTTAAAGATAGAGGAAAACAATGCCAGCAATAATAACAAGTAAATTCAGAAGGAACAATGCACAAGCATTTGAAACTTCTTTTGGTTCTTCAGGTAATAAGTATTACCTAGGAATTGGAAAGCCTTCTGCGTTTGGTACTAAAACAAGACCAGACGGAAGAACAGAAAATTTAGGTACTGATAGTACCCCGATTACACCTGCCGATAGTGTACAACAAGAGTATGATACTTTTGATGATTTATTGGCTGTAAAAAGAATAACAAGCTCAGATGTAAGTTTCGCAGCTCCTAGAATTAACTGGACTAGTGGAACGGTCTATGATTATTATAGACACGATTACGGCAACAGAATTACAGGTGGTACCTCTATCCAATCTGCAAACTCTGGCGCTACTAATCTATATGACGCAAACTTCTATGTAATGAACAGCAACTTTCAAGTGTACAAATGTTTAGACAACAATAACAATGGTCAATCAACAATTGAACCAACTGGCGAAAATACACTTATTTTAGAAACTTCTGACAATTACAAATGGAAGTATATGTACACTTTATCTGCTTCTGCACAAGCAAACTTTTTATCAACAGACTTTATGGGAGTTTCTTCAAACTCAACGGTAACAAATGCTGCTGTTGATGGTGCTGTAAACATAGTAAAAATTAAAACTTCTGGTACAGGTGGTACTAATGGAACATACACAAACATTCCTATGAGAGGTGATGGTTCTAATGGTCAAGTATCAATTACAATTGCAAGTGGTTCGGTAACTGCTGTGTCGGTAACGGCTGCAGGAACAGGATATTCATATGCAAATATTAGAGTAGCAGATATAAATGTTGCTGGTGGTGGTTCGTTATCTGGTGCTGAATTAGATTGTATAATTGAACCAAAAGGTGGTCACGGTTTTGATCCTTTTGAAGAATTAGGTGCTTTCTTTGTAATACTTAATACTTCTTTTGAAGGTGCTGAAACTGCAAACTCTGGTGACTTTACAACAACAAACGATTTTAGAAGAGTTGCATTAATTAGAGATCCTAAGTCTGCTGGTTCAGCTGCTACGGTTACAACATTAAGAGCAACAAGAGCAGTTAGATTTTCAGGAACACCTGGTACATTCCAAGTAGACGAAAAGATTACACAAACAAATACAGGTGCTGTAGGTAAAGTAGTACAATTTGATAGTGCTAATAAAATTTTATTCTACACACAAACAAGATATAGTGATGAAGGTGTTGACGCAAATGGAAATAAAATATTGTTTAGTGGTACAGATACAATTAATGGTGCTACTTCTTCTGCAACAGGAATTCCTACAGGAGTAACCGAAACGGTCAATAATGTTTCTTTAGTTAGTGGTCACTCATTACCAGAGATAGATGAAGATAGTGGAGATGTAATGTACATTGAAAACAGAGCACCTGTCGCTAGAAGTGTAGACCAAACTGAAAATGTTAAATTGATTATTGAATTTTAAGAGGAAAATAAATGCCAGCAAAAACTGACTTTAACCTCTCTCCTTACTATGATGACTTTAACGAAAGTAAGAAGTTTCATAGAATACTTTTTAGACCAGCGTTTGCTGTTCAAGCGAGAGAGTTAACACAATCACAATCTATTCTACAAAACCAAGTAGAAAAAATGGGTAACCATATATTTGAAGATGGTGCTCAAATGATACCTGGTGAGGTAACTTATGATTTACAATACTATTCAGTTAAGTTAACTTCTTTCTCTGGCACAACTAATTTATCAGATTTTATAGGTTTAGAATTAGAAGGACAAACTTCACTTGTTAAAGCAAAAGTTATCGCTGTTGATGTTGCAACTTCAACTGACCCAAATACTTTATATGTTAAGTATACAAAAACTGGTGTAGGTAACGCAACAACTGACTATGTTGCTGCTGAAACTTTATTAGCAGTACACCCAACATTAGGAAATATAACTGGTGTTTGTGATGGTTCACAAATTGGTTCAGCTGCAAACATTGCTTCAGGTACTTATTACATAAATGGTTTTGCTGTTAATGTTGCACAACAAACAATAGTATTAGACAAATATACAAACACACCATCTTATAGAGTAGGTCTAAAGGTTACTGAAAGTTTTGTAACCCCTAACCAAGATACTTCACTAGTTGACAATGCTGCTGGTTCTTCAAACGCAAATGCTCCTGGTGCTCATAGATTTAAAATAGATTTAACTTTAACTAAACTTGCTTTAACTTCAATTGAAGACGATAGTTTTATTGAGTTATTAAGACTTGACAATGGACTATTATTAAGTAGAGTTAGAACAACTGAATATGCAATATTAGAAGATACACTTGCTCGTAGAACCTTTGACGAAAGTGGTAACTATGCAATCAGACAATTTGATTTAGATGTTAGAGAACATTTAATTAATGGAGACAATAGAGGTATATTTACTTCTGCTGAAGGTGGTTTAGAAAGTAAACTTGCATTAGGATTATCTCCAGGTAAAGCATATGTTAGAGGTTATGAAGTAGATAAAATAGGAACAGAATTTGTTGCTGTTGATAAACCTAGAACATTTGGAACAGAAAACGGTTTCAATACTTTATTTGATGTAGGTAATTTTATAAATGTATCAAATGTTTATGGTTCTCCAGATGTTAACGAAAACGCAACTGGTCCTGTTGAGGCATTTAAAAAAGTAGAATTAAGATTAGATGGTGCAACTTATGTACCAGGTACCGTTAATGCAAATGTTCAAAATAATATTAATGAAATAGGTAGAGCAAAAACAAAAGGTTTTGAATACAATGCTACAATCGGCACACCTATAACAAGTGCTGGTAATATATCAGCAAATCCAAACAATGTAATGAAACACTACTTGTTTGATGTTGAAATGTTTAGTCATATAGGTATTACAGACGCAATATCATTTACAACTGGCGAAACTTTAACAGGTGGTACTTCAGGTGCAACTGCAATCGTAGAAAGTATTTCATCAGCAACTTCTGCTTATGCAATCTCTTCATCTACAGCTGCAAATCCTGTTGTTATTACAACAACTGCTGATACAGATATTAAAGATGGTGACGCAATTAAAATTACAGGTGTTACCACACAAACAGAATTAAATGACAAAGTATTTTATGTAAAACAAGATACTAGTGGTACTGCAAAAAGAGACTTCATATTAGTAAATGCTGACGGAACAAATGTTGATGGTTCTGCTCATACAGGTGCTGGTACTGGTGGTACTTTATCTATGGGTAAAGTTGTTGTATCTGCTGTTAACGGAGAATTTCAAGCAGGCGAAACAATAACTGGAGGTACTTCTACAAATACTGCAACTATCAAAGCAGATGTATTTGGTAACAAAGGATTTACTTCTTTCTCAATTGTTGATACTAAAGAAATTACAATGGCAGGTTCTCCAACTTATACTGCACAAACAAATTTAACAAGTTCTTTCGGTGAAAATGTACAACTCTCTGGTAATATTTCAATATCAGGTGGTTCAGCATTAGTTGTCGGATTCAATACTAAATTTAATGAAGAATTAAAAGTCGGTGATAGTGTTGAATTTGCTGATACAGGTGGTACAATTATTACAAAGAAAGTTATACAAATACATACAAGTTCATCAATAACACTTGATAGTGCTATCGGTGCAACTGCTGTTTCAAACTCAATCATAATCAGAAGAAGAACAAAACTAAATGGTGCTGATAAAAATATTTCAGTATTCAGTTTACCTTACGATACAATTAAAACATTAAGAACAACTGCAAACTCTGGTATAAGTGATACTTCTTATACCGTAAGAAAAACTTTTGTAGGTGATTTATCTTCAACAGGAGATATTACAATTACTGGTCAAACAGGTGAAAGTTTTGTTCCACAATCAGAAACAGATTATTCAGTAACCATAATGACAGCAGGTGGTGCTTCTTCAGCAGGTACTGCTGGTGATAAACTATCTACAACTGGTAATCAACACGAAGGCAATCCTTGTTTTATTTTAGGTGGTTCTCCAACAGGTCGTTCATTAACTTTAGACTTTGGTGCTAATCATCAAGGACATACGGTTAAAATTATTGCAACTTTATCAAAATCTGCACAGGACGAAAAATCAAAAACATTACAATCTAACGAAACGGTTGCTGTTGCTACACAAGCAGCTGCCCAAGCAAAAGTTATTGGTCTAGGTAAAGCAGATGTTTACCAATTAGTTTCAGTTAAAATGGCTGCTGACTTTAGTACGGCTGCAACTTCTGGTGATACTGATATTACAGAAAGATATACTTTAGATACAGGTCAAAGAGATAACTTCTATGACATAGGTAGAATAGTAAGAAAAGAAGGTGAGTTAGCACCTACAGGACAATTATTAATTACATTTAATTATTTCACACACGGTAATGGTGACTTCTTTAGTGTAGATAGTTATGTCTCAATTAATTACGAAGATATTCCATCTTACACTTCTGATACTTCAGGCGATACTTTTGAATTAAGAGATTGTTTAGACTTTAGACCTAGAGTAGATGACGCAAGTACAATTAATGCTGGTCAACAAAATAGAAGTTATGATGGTGCTGGTGCTTCAAAAGTTGATGTTGTTAAATTTGGTACTAATGTAACCACAGACCACGAATATTACAAAGGAAGAATTGATAAACTTTACATAACAAAAGAAGGTGAGTTTAAAATTTTATCAGGTGCGCCTGATACAAGACCACAAGAACCTGGTCAATTAGAAAATGCAATGCACTTATACACAATAAGTTTACCTGCATATGTTCTAAAACCTGAAGATGTAAATTTTGAAACGGTTGATAACAGAAGATATACTATGAGAGATATCGGAGAAATCAACAAGAAAATTGATAGAGTAGAATATTATACTCAACTATCATTATTAGAAACTGCTGCTCAAGCATTACAGATACAAGATAGTAATGGTTTTGACAGATTTAAAAACGGATTTATTGTAGATAACTTTGATGGTCACGGTATCGGTGAGGTTACAAATGGTTCTCATAGATGTTCTATTGATTATAGAAAGAAAGAATTAAGACCTCTATTTAAACAAGACGCTGTTGAAGTAGAAGAGATAGACGAAGATGGTTCTGTATTAGTAGACGCTGATAGAACAGCTGCAAACTATCAAAGAACAGGTGAAGTATTAACTTTACCTTACACTAATGTTGATTTAATTAATCAACCTTTTGCTTCTAAAGCAATTAATGTAAACCCATTTGCTATATTCAGTTGGGTAGGTACAATAGAATTAACTCCTTCAAGTGATGAATGGAGAGAAACAGAAAGAGCACCAGATTTAGTTGTAAATTCACAAACAGGTGCTTGGGACCAATTATTAAGAGAAGGTAGAGTGCCTAATCAAAATCAGATTGCACTAGGTACCGTATGGAATGATTGGCAAACAAACTGGACAGGTGCGCCACTAACTTCTGTGGTAACTGCAACAGGTGGTAGATTTATGAGAGGTCGTGCTATTATGCAAAGAACGACTATTACTTCTATCAATCAAGTTAACCAAAGTAGAACAGGAATTACAACAACTGCTGTGCCTCAAACTATTAGAACAAGTATGGGAGATAGAGTTGTTGATACTGCTTTTGTTCCATTTATCAGAGCAAGAAATGTTGACTTTGTTGCAACAAGATTAAAACCAAATACAAGAGTTTATCCATTCTTTGATAATGTAGAAATAACTCAATATGTAACCCCGACAGGTGGTGCTGCTGGTGGTAATTTAATTTCAGACGCAAATGGAAGAGTGTCTGGTACTTTTGCAATACCTGATCCAAAAGTAAATAGTAATCCTAGATGGAGAACAGGTGAAAGAACATTTAGATTAACTTCATCTTCAACTAACTCGCAAGACGCAGCCGCTGTTGAAACAGCTGCAAACGCTGAATATGTTGCAAGAGGATTATTGAATACGGTTAGAGATACAATCGTTTCAACTAGAGAATTTAGAGGTGTACAAAACACGGTTACAGAAACAAGACAAACACTTGAAACTTCAACAAGAGCAGGTAGTAGAGTTATAGGTTGGCACGACCCATTAGCACAAACTATTATGGTTGATGATGAAGGTGGTGTATTCTTAACTTCTATTGATTTGTACTTCTCAACAAAAGACGCAAACATACCTATAACGGTTCAATTAAGAAATACGGTTAATGGTTATCCTGGAAGTAAAATATTACCTTTCGGTGAGGTAACAATTAATCCTAGTTCAGTAAATACTAGTTCAGACGCTTCAGTTAAAACTACATTTACTTTCCCTGCGCCTGTGTACATACAAGATAAAACAGAATATTGTTTTGTAGTTCTATCAAATTCAGACGAATACAATTGTTATGTTGGTAGATTAGGAGAAACAAATATTGGTTCTAATAGAACAATATCACAACAACCATATGCTGGTGTATTATTTAAATCTCAAAACGGTTCTACTTGGACTGCTGAACAAAATGAAGATATTAAATTTACAATTAAGAGAGCTCAGTT